GGCAGCCCGGCGGGAACTCGAGCGGGGGCCGCTGGCGGGCGCGTTGTCCCACTAGTAGGGGGTCGGGGGTGGCCCATGAATCTGCCCCTTACGGGGCGCCCTACCGGGGCGCCGCCCCGGTTGTGGATATCTTGCGGATCCGCCACGAGCGGGGCCGAGCAGCGGTAGCGTCAGCGGCCAGCGCGGCGGGGGAAGGTGGATCGTCGTGGATCTGGTCGAGCTCCGGGCCCGCCTACGGGCGTTGGCCCCCGATCCCGAGGAGATGGGCCGCCGCTGCGGGTTGCCGCCCGAGGTGGTGCGCCAGCTCCTCGACGGCAACATCCGGCCGAGCCCCGAGATGCGCGACACGCTCCGCCAGGGGCTCACCCGGGAGGAGCCGTGACGGTGGCGGTGGTGGTCCTGCTGGGCGTGGTGTACGTGGCGGTGCTGCTGGGCAAGGTGCGGCGGTGAGCGAGCTGGCGCAGCTCTATTTCACGTGGGAGGAGCTGGACGTGCTCGCGGGGCTGGTGGATGAACGCCTTGTCGCGACGTCCGCCATGTCGGAGAAGGCTTGGGGCCGACTGAACAGCCTGCGAACAGCCTTACGGGAGGCGCAGCAGGGGGTCCGGCGGTGAGGGGCTGGCCCACGCCTCGGCCGCTACCGCCCGGCGTCCGGGTGGTCCACTTCGGGGGCTGGCCCACGCCGCCGGGGTCGGACCCACAGCTCATTGAGCGCCACGTAGACGATCAGCGCCACCCCGGTGACGACTGCGGCGGGAGTGGTGGACGTGATGACATCGAACGCCAGCAGCATCGCCAGGATGGCTTGTGTCAGCCCGTAGACGATCCACACCCACCGGGTGAGGTCGTCGCCCCAGAGGATCGCCCGGCGCATCGACACGGCTAGGGCAGGGCGTCCAGCCCGGGCCCGCCGCCCACGCCGTCCCGTAGGGGGTCGCGGCGTAGGTCGTGCCAGTAGCCGCCGAGCGCGCGCAGCTCCGGGCACGACCACAGCGTGAGGAGCCCCACCACCGGTTCGCCCACCGGTCGGCCCCCCACGATCAGCCGGTGGGGGTGGTGGTGGTCCTGGCACCCGAAACCGATGGGCCTCACGTGGCCCCGGATGCTCGGGCCACGATGGCGGAGAACTCATCGGAGCGGACCACGCCCAGTACGGCGTCGTGGGCTTGCTGCTCGAGGATGTTGGCGAGCTCGGCGGAGCGCATGACGTCTTCGGAGGCGCGGTGGGAACCCGTCTCCGCCCGGGCGGTGTCCAGGTTCTCCATCTCCTGCGCCCGCCACACGTTCGCCACGCAGTCGTTAATCATGGTCGCCATGCGGCCCCAGTCGGCCTCTGTCATTTCGTCCTCCTCGGTGGGGCCACCGCCGGTCGCGATGGACTCCTGTCGCCACCAGCCGCACACCTGGGAGGTGTAGCGGTCCTCGCGCAGCATCACGGCGCCGCCGTTGTCCCACGAGCTCGCGGACGTGTTGCCCTCACAGCAGGCGAACCGGCCGGCGGCCTGGTCGACCCAGTAGGCGAAAAGGCCCGTGTGGTCCCCGGCAACGTGCCCGTCCCACTCCCCCACGCACGTGGGTACACCGTCCCGCCACTCCCACGGCTCCCACGAGAACAGCACCGTGTCGCCCGGCTCGAGGTCCAGCGTCCGCTGCGCCTCCAGGCCCGTGGCGCCGTCGCCTCCGGTGCCGTAGCCGTGGGAGGTGCCGGCGGACACCAGCACGAACCCTTGTGGGCCGTCGACCCAGCAGGGCGGGTAGCCGGCGGTGGCCTGGCACCAGCTCACAAATGCCGCGCACCAGGGCCCCCACCCGTACTCCGAGCCCGTCCAGGGGATCCAGTACTTGACGGCATTTGAGCCGGGCGGGTCCTCGGTGACACCCACCTCGCCCAACGCCACCGCCAGCACCGCCTCCCCGGCGGCGGTCATGCGCCGATGTCCTCGACCAGCAGCGTGGCCACCGACACCGAGCCCGCGATCAGGGCGGTGCCGGCGTCGGTCCACACGTAGACCCGCCACTCGTGGGAGCCCGCGGCGGGCACCGTGACCCGCATCGGCGTCAGCGTGATGAACCCCACGGGCTGCACCGCCACCGCCTGGACGATGATCGTGCCGTCCAGGTAGATCGCGGCGTGGATGGCGCCTGACGCGGCGGCGGTCTGCTGCATCGTGACGTTCGCACTGGCCCGCACGTAGTGACCGCCCGGGGCGGTGGCGTTCACGACCAGCGTGGAGGGGGCCGGCACGGTCGTGACGCCGCCGCTGTTCGTCGCGAGCTCGGCGTGGCCGAGCACCCCGCCCGGCAGGGTGCGCCACCCGGTCCCGTCGTGCACCTGGAGCACCTTGAGGTCGGCCACGTAGGTGACCCGCCCGGCGGTGGGGGTGGGGATGGCAGCGGTGCGAGCCGCCGCGTTCGGGAACGTGGCCACCACCTGGGTCTGCACGTAGCTGTTGAAGTCGGCGGCCAGCACCTCCTCGCCCACCGCCCACGTCTTCGTTGGCATCAGGTCACCCCATCACGTAGTTGGTATCTAGACGATCGTTGGCGTGGGAGCCCATCGTGAAGATCGAGCCCGAGATCTGTAGCGGGCGGGTGGCGAGCACCTGCCACACCACCTCCCACCGCCGGCGGGTGATCCGGTGGCGGAACCCCACGACCCGCACCACGCCGTCCACGAGGTGGTCGGGCAGATCCGGCGGCGCCCAGCGGATCCGCACCAGGTCGGTGAAGAGCGCCAGATCGAGCACCGCCGCCCACACGTCCCCGCTGGCGGGATCCGCCGCCGGGACCAGCGTCACGTCCTGGAGCCCGACCTGGGGAAACGCGTACAGCTCGACCACCCGGGTCGCCCACGCCGCTACCTGGACGTCGCTGGACAGCCCGAGGTCGGTCCGTTGGAACCCGTAGGCGCCGTAGGTCTCCACGCTCGTGGGGGAGCTGGCGTGTTGCATCGTGCCGCCGGCCCGGGACGCGTTGACGTCGTTGCGGAGCTGTAGGTCGAGGTTCGTGGGGGTGGCGTCGACCAGCACGTCGTGGACCACGAGCTCGAGCGGCGGCGTCGGCGGCGGGAGCCCCGCACAGCCCAACACCAGCACCGGCGGCGGCAGGTTCGCGGTGCCCCACGTGTCCCGGCTCAGCCACCGTAGATGGCCCTCGGCGGTCAGGTAGACCACGCCGAGCTCGTCGTCCAGCGCCCGGTTCAACAACTCCCATCCGGGCTGCGCCAGCGTCGTGGCTTGCAACGTCCGCGTCGACCCCTCGGGCGGGGCCTCCACGACACCGGGCCACCCGTAGAACGTCACGAGGCGCTCGACCCGCTGGCCCACGGTGTCGCCGGCGCCGGCGGGTGGCTGCTCGGGCTGGTCGTAGCGCACCCACCGTTTGGTCTCATCGGTCGCGATCAGCTTCGCGGTCCGTTCCCGGGGGTTCGCGGTCCAGTCCTCCCCCCACGAATCGGCGGTGCCGGTGAACACCGGGAACCGGGCCACGATCCCGCTGGGCCCGTCGACCACCTCCGCGAACGCCTCCACCGGCACGCCCGGCACGAGGCGGGAGCGGCCCCCGTAGGAGAACGGGCCGTGAGTGTTCAGCGGGTCGTACACGCCGAGCGGGTCGGCCAGGGTGGCGGTCAGCGTCGCGGCGTCGGCCTTGGAGAAGATCCCCTGCGAGCTCGTGGCGCCGCCGCCAATCTCCACGTCGGTGATGTCACACGTGAGGTCCACCCACAGCCTGTCCACAGCCGGGCCCCCAGCGGTGGGCGCGATGGCGCCGCCGCCGAGCACGTTGCCGGCGTCGAGGCGGTCCTGGGGGTGGACGCCCATGTGGAACGAACGGCCCGCCGCGAGCCCGGCCCGCACGAATAGCCGCACGTAGCCGCCCCAGGCGGGGGCCGCTGCGCCGCCGGCGGTGCCGGGCCACGGATCGCCCGGCGTCCAGGGGGCCACCAGGGGCCCCGCTAGCCGCTCGCCACGATCGGGGCGCCCAACGGGCCGTTACGACCCACGTAGCCGCGCAGGGCCCCCACGATGTCCCGCTGGAGCTGCGGCGAGTCCACGCCCAGCCCCGAGTGGGTCACCGTCAGATTGATCACCGTCCCGCCCGAGCTCCCCCCGACCCCCGAGAACGTCTCCCCCTCGTGCACGAGCGCCATCCCGGTGCGCAGCACCCGCCCGCCCCGCTGGAGCGTCGGGACGTCGGGCAGCCCGATCGTGGCGCCCGGGAACAGCGTCTGGCCCAGCACCTCCACCTTCGGGATCGTGAACTCCAGCCCGTTCCACAGCCGGATGAACCCATTGATCGGCCCCTTGAGCGCCCCCACGATGTCGCCCACCACGCCGCCGACCTTGCCCACGAGGTCCCGGATGAAATCGAGCAGCGCCTGAAACTTGCCGATGACCCACTCCACCATCGCGGTGGCGGCGTCTATCGGGAGGCGGATCGCGTCCCCTATCGAGCGCATCACGCCACCGATCGCCTCAGCGATGCGGCTCACGAACCCCGTGAGGTCCTGAAACCGGTCCATCACCCACTGGACCATTGCCTTGGCGGCGTCTTTGAGGGTGTCCCAGTTCTTTGTTATGAGCAGCACCGCGATCCCGATGGGCCCGGTGAGGATCGCGAGCAGCAGCGGCCAGTTGTCAGCGACCCAGCGGAAGACCGCCACCGCCGCGTCTTTCACGAGATTGAACGCCGCCACCACCGCGTCGAACGCGGCGTCCACGAAGTCTCGGAACCACCCGATCTTGAAGTAGGCGAGCACCAGGGCGCCGATCAGCGCGGCGATCGCCAGCACCACGAGGATGATGGGGTTAGCCGCCATCACCGCGTTGAAGATCGCTTGCGCCACCGACCCCTCGGTGGTCACCGCCGCCTGGATGGCGGAGTAGATGTTCCACAGCTTCACCGCCGCGACCACGCCGAGGATCGCGGCGCCGATCGGGATGATGAGCCCGGAGTAGCGGGCGAGCACGTCGGCCAGGGTGGACACCACCGGCAGGAGCTTGCCGCCCAGCTCCTCCTGTACCTCACCGAACGCGACGGCCATCTTGCCCGAGCTCGTGGCGGTCGCCTCCGCCGTGCCGCCGACCTGCTTCTCCACCGCCGCCAGCACGATGTTCTGGGCGCCGAGCAGATCGCCCGACTCTTGCATCGCCTTGATCTGGTCCTTCTGGGCGTCGGTGAACGTCACGCCCGATTTGGCGAGCGCGGTCATCCCCTTGGTGGGGTCCTCGAGCGCCTTGCCCAACTGCACGGCGTTGGAGTCGATCGAACCGAACCCCGCCGCCGCGAGGTCAGCGCCCGCCGCGGTGGCCCGATCGAACACCCCCGCCAGGCGGGCCGTCTCCGAGCTCACCGAACCGAACGTGGCGAGCTGCGCCTGGCCCGCCATGATCGCGTCGTCGTCCACGCCGATCTTCGCGGACATCGCCGCCGCGTAGTCCTGCGCCGCCTTGGACGCCTGGCCAGTGGTGTCGCCCATGCTGGAGAAGATCTGGTCCAGGCGGGCCGTCGCCACCGCGCTCTCCTGGGCGGCGGTCACGCTGGCCTTACCGAACCCCACCACCGCCGTCGTCGCCAGCGCCGGGCCGACCACCTTGGAGATCTTGGAGAACGCCCCCTCGGCCTTGTCCCCGGTGTCGCCCAGCGCCTTGAGCGCCTTTGTGGCGTCGGCCACGATGTCGATCTTGAGGATGGCTGGAGCGGCCATCAGCGCCCCCGCCGGCGGGCCCGGGCGTCGGCCTCGGCCAGCAGCCCGATAGCCGTGGCGAGCGCCCGGGGGTCATCCACCCAGGCGCCCGGGTCGGTGCTGGTGCGGATCGCCACGACCACCGCCGCCATCCCTATGGACCCGTCTGGGTAGGGTCCAGCGCGGCCTCCACGTCGTCGTCGTCGTCCAACGCCTCGGGGTTCGCGGCCAGCCGTTCACAGAACCGGTCGTAGTGGCGGGGCACCCCCTCCGCCCCGGTCCGCACCAGCGCCGAGTGGCACACCCGGTAGACGACGTCCAACGCCTTGGGCTTGTTGGGGTCCATCGGGACGTCCCGCCAGTCGAGCGCGTTGGTCTGCACCTCGAGGGGCTGGTCCAGCCCGACCAGCCACACGTGGAACCGGCCGAACGGTCGCGGCGCCGCCATCACGCCCCCCGAACGTGGTCGAGCGCCGCCTGGACGTCGGCCACGTACTGGGGGAGCCACTGGGGCTCGGTGTCCTGCGCGGCGGTCGAGATGAACGGCTGGGCCTCGATCCCCCGTGCCGGCCACCCCCAGTGGATCGGCGGCCCGTAGGGCACGCTCGCCCGGCCCGCCATGATCCGGGCCCGGCCCGCCACCTTGGAGGAGCGCAGCGTGGCGGCCAGGCGCCCCGAGCGGCGGGGCGCGATGGCGGCGGCCCGGGCGATCACGATCGCCGCCGCTCGGGCGTTGGCTTCCTTGAGGTCCCCCAGGTCCTCGCCCGCCTTGCGCATCGTGCGGGTCAGGGCGGCCAGCCCCTCCACCCGTACACCGACGTCATCGGCCATTAGGTGCTCGCGAACCCTGCCGTGGCGGGCGTCGAGCTCGAGGTCCCGGCCAGGGCCACAACGGGCGGGGTGCGCACCAGCTCCGAGGTGATCGTCCACTCGAAATCGGAGCTCAGCCGCACGTTCACGTCCCCGCCCAAGAACTCAGCGGGGAGCTTGACCCGCAGCGTGCCGGTCATCGTGGGCCCCTCGGGGTTCGGCGTGTACGTGAACGCCATCTCCTCCAGGTTGTGGTCCATCAGGAACCAGATGATCGAGGCGTCTTCGGGGCTGGCGGTCCAGTCCTGGATGAACGTGCCGGCCATCGTGTAGCCGTCAGCCTTCTCGCCCGCCGCGAGCTTGTCGCCGCACAGCGTCTCCACCGCCTCCCCGTCGTCGGAGTAGGCGGCGGTGAGGCGCACGTTCGTGAGCTGGCACGAGATGTCCAGCACGTCGGGGCTGGTGCCCAGCTCGACCACGCCCTCCCGCAGCCTGGATTCAACGATGGTCATGTGGACACCCCTTCGGAGAACGTGAGTCGGTAGGCGGGTAGCGGCGGCGCGTCGGCGGACAGCGCGTAGGACTGGAGATCGGCCCGCTCGAGGGGCAGCACCTTGAGCACGGCGTCGACCAGCAGATCGAGCGCCCGGTGAGCATCGGCGTTCCCCGTGCCGGGCACGAGCGCCCACAGCTCCCATGTGGCGGTGTAGCCGCACCCCAGATCGAACGTGCGGGCCGGCGGGACGATCAGCACACAAGGCGGGGTCGCGGCCCGGGGGTCGACCGTGGCCGACACGCCCGAGGCGGTCAGGTCCGACGCGATCTCGAGCGCCCGCGGGTAGGAGCTCACGCAACCACCGACTGCTGGTACTCACCGAGCTCGAGCAGCGAACGCACCTCGGGATCGAGGCGGGGCAGCAGCGACACCCCCAGGTCAGCGAACGCCGCGACCCCTTGCACCGAGCCCCGCCGCCCATAGAGGCGGGCCGCTTCCACGTGCGCCGCCTGGTCGGCCCGTGCGGGCCACATGTCGATCAGCGACCCGTCAGCGGGGTCGTGGGTCAGGTCGGGGCGCAGCGTCGCGACCAGATCATTGGCCGCGGCCACCGCCATCGCCATGGCCTCCTCGTCGTTGGGCGAGGCGGGGTCGATCCCCAAGTAGGTCCGCAGCGTGGCGGTGGAGGCGG